CAATGGTATATACCATTACTTCTCAGATGTTGCTATTTCAGAATCTAACAATAGACAAATGATCATGTACAAACTCGTTGACGGTAAACGCACAATCGTAATTGCAGATGCAGGTATGATATATACTACTACAGGTAGAGTTGTGATTAATAATTTTAAGCCTGATACAACTGATCAAATTAAGTTAACTCTCATTCCTAACTCGAATGACCTAGCTCCTAAGAGAAACCAATTGTTGTCTATTTCTATGGTGGATAGTTTCTTCTCTGGTGAGATTGATACTATTGCAGTTTCTGGATCATCTGGTACGGTTAACTATACCACAACTTCGAGACACAAGTAATTATTATGGCATCTATAGAAGCGACTGCGAGCTCTAAAAGAAAAACTAAGGAGTCTATTAGAGTAGAATCCTTACTTCCTGAGGACTTGCGAGAGAATTCATCAAAACTCATTGGACTACTTGAAGATTACTATAAGTTCATGAACAAGGGGTTTAACCCATCGTATGAAATAAATAATATTTCTGAAGAGCGTGATATCGACACTTCTGAGCATTATTTGGATAATATTCAGCGTCAGATTGCTGCTACTATACCAAGAAACCTACAGTCAGATAAGGTCAAATTATATAAGAACCTAGTTAAGTACTATAATATTAGAGGTTCTACAGAATCAATCGAGACATTTTTTAATATTTTATTAGAAGATGAAGTTGAGATATATTATCCAAAAGATGATATGCTTATCCCTTCTTCAGGTAATTGGAGCGCACTAGAAGGTAGATACATTGATAATGATGGGTTCTTATCAGATAGAAAGAAACTACAGGATTCATATTTCTATCAAAAGTTCTCTTATGTTATTAGAACAGGTAACAACGTTGATGTATGGCGAGATGCTTTTAATAAATTGCAACACCCAAGCGGATTTATTTTCTTCGGCGAAATTTTCCTATTGTTGCTTGCAATAGATCAGCAATCAAAGATGCCAGCGAATCAACCTGGATTAATCTCTGCCGAAGACATACCTTTGATAGTTTCTATGATAGCAGATTCTGTTCCAGTAGAAATTATGGAGTCTCTAATTACGATACTCCTACATATTAACTACACCGAGCAACTAGAAGCGCGTAAGAGAAAAGAATATTCAGTATTCCTGAAGTTCTTTGATGAGACACCAATATATGCGTTCGAGAATATAACCATTCAAGACGGTATAAATAATTCAATAAATAGGTCGAATACTACAAGTTCTATTCAGCCACCAGCGTCCACATAAGAGGTATTATTAAATGGCAGCAATCGTAACAAATCGTTTTCGCGTAACAAACGCTGAAAATTTTAGACAAGATATATCAGACACTGATAATAGTGTATATGTATTCATTGGTAAATCTGATCCGTGGTCTTCTTCTATATCAGAATTACAGGATACATATCCTCCTACACCATTAGATAATCGAAAAGATGTTGTAGAAACTTACAAGAACATGGCCGCTGCGAAGATTATCAATTCTTCGAACATAAGTCATGTAATGCCACGGTTTGATTGGACCTCAGGTAATTCTTATGTCGCATGGGATGACCAAGACCCAGATATTTTTACTAAGGCATTTTATGTTATCACTGATGAGCGTAAAGTATTCAAGTGTATTAAAGTTGGCCCTGGTGCTTCAACTGTTAAACCAACATTAACTGAAATTACTCCTACAGTGGTTGGTGATGGATACACTTGGAAGTATATGTTCACGCTTGGAGTTACCGATTCTGAAAAGTTTCTAACAAATTTCTACTCCCCAGTCAAGACAGTTCTGTTACCAGCTTCTGGTGATGTAGATGATCTTTCTGAATCTGACAGAGCACAATACTTAAACCAAGAGTCTGCAATTGCAACTATTGGAGGTAAGATATATAATGCTAAGGTTCAGACAGGAGGTTCTGGTTATACCGTTGCACCTACAGTTACCATTGTTGGTGATGGATATGGCGCAACTGCAACTGCAACTATTACAGGTGGTGGAGTTACTGGTATCACGATTACAAACTCTGGTTCTGCATACACGATCGCAAAAATAGTATTTTCCAATGGTGGTGGAACTGGTGCTGCTGCATATCCTATCATGTCTCCTGGCAAAGGTCACGGCGCAGATCCAGTTGCCGAGCTTGGAGGATACTTTATTGGAATTAATGTTCGACTAGAGTACGAAGATGGATCAGGTGACTTCATCGTAAACAATGAGTTTAGGCAAATTGGTTTGATCAAGAATCCATTAAACGTCGCTGGTGATATAAACACTGCGACTACATTTAGCGCATTGTACGAGTTACACTTATCTGCAGGAACAGGATTTGTTGTGGGTGACTATATAACAGGTACTACTTCAGATGCGATTGGATATGTTGATAGTTTTGATGCAGGTGAACTAATTATCAAATTCCACCAGAACAATAAAACAGGATATGGAACATTTCAGCCGGGCGAAAATATAACTGGTTCAAATTCTGGCTCGGGAACTATATTGGGATCTAATGGTATCGTTGGACCAGAATACACTCCACAAAGTGGGGAGGTATTATTCCTAGAGAATAGAGAACCTATCAATAGATCTGCATCTCAAATCGAAGATGTTAAAATAATTATCGAATTCTAAAGAGGGACTAATATGTCATTAAAGTTTTACAATAATCCACCATACTATGATGATTTTGACGAGAGTAAAAATTATGTAAGAATCCTCTTTAGGCCTGGACATTCTGTCCAGGCGCGAGAACTCACTCAGATGCAAACTGCTCTACAGGCACAGATTGACCGCCATGGCAGACATACATTCCAAGAAGGTTCTCCTGTCTTGGGTGGTAATATGTCAATAGAGACAGATACTGACTACATCAAGTTAGAGTCTTCGTTTATTCCTGCATCAGGCGGTGCAACTCTAATCACGGACAACTACTATGAAGAGTTCTTGGACACGGAGATAACTGGTTCTACCACTGGAATTAAAGCCAAGGTTATCTATACAATACCTTCCGAGGATAGTGATTCGGTAACTCTATACCTCAAGTACATAAACTCTGGTACTGACAAAGTAACTAAGACATTTTCTGCTTTAGAAGAAATTGTTTCCAACGCAAGTGTTCAACGCAAAGGTAAAATTAAAACTAGTGCTGAGACTCCGGTTGGCAAGGGAACTCTGTTTTCTATCGATACAGCGGTATTCTTCGTAAACGGAAATTTTGTATATACTCCTTCAGACACTTTGGTGTTATCTAAGTACTCGTCAACCCCGAGTACTCGTATTGTTTACGAAATTTTCGAGCGAGTTGTAACCATTGCTGAAGATGCATCTTTAGGTGACAATGCGCTGGGCAGTCCTAACGAAGCAGCGCCGGGTGCACACAGATATCAAATTGAATTAGTATTAAAGACACAACCATTTAACTTTGATGAAGTTCGTGATAATAACTTTATTCAGTTGATGTTAATTCAATCAGGTGCTGTTAAAGAAAGAGCCAGGACGGTATACTCTGAATTAGGCAATACCCTTGCACAAAGAACATACGAAGAGTCTGGTAACTACGCACTTCGTCCTTTCCTATTGAACATGCGTGAATTGTACAATGATGGTTCTAACAACGGGCTACTCACAATTCTTCAGTTGCGTGACATGTATAATTTGATTTCTGAAACTGATAATCAAGTCATTGCATATGGTCAGAATAGACTAGCAATTGGCTTGGAAAAGTCAGTTGCATATGTTAACGGATATCGTATTGAACTGGAAGATGTAAAATACATTGACCTATTAAAGTCTAGAGAGACAGCATTCTTTAATAATGCATCTATCGTAGCAAACCTAGGAAACTATGTATATGTAAACCTAGTACAGTCGCTTCCTGATGTAGATACATTTAAAACACTGAATTTATTAGATTCTGGTGATTCTGTTATCGGTACAGCTCGTGCAAGGTCATTTGAATTTAGTTCTGGTACAATGTACAAATTATATTTATTTGACGTTGATATGAACCCGAATAAGAATTTTGACGATGTTGCGGAAATTGCTCAAACTATTACTGGTGGCGCACAGTTCCAAGCAACTTTTGATACAGTATTCGGTGCTAAGTTGTACGAAACTGATAAAAACTCTTTGGTTTATCAACTACCATTCAATACTGTACAAAGTTTGTTGGCTGGCGGCCAGAACGATACTATATACACTTCAAAACGCAGTACATATAACGTAGCAGTTAGCTCTAGCACTGCAAGTATAACTGCGACTGATGGTGTACATTTACCAAACAGCTCGGCAGATTGGTTGGCTACAATCACAACTACTGGTGTTAAAGCTCCTATCACAAATGTTTCTTTAGATTACAACAACTCAACTGGCGTTTCTACTGCAACCGTGACTTTCGACTCTGGTGTTATCACTACTGGTAACGTGAACATTCAGTATCCAATTGAAAAGAATCTTACGAGAAAAACTAAGAACTTAGTGAGTAACCATGAGATTAATGTAACTAGTCCAAATACAACTCCTGGCGGATATGATAGCCTTAGTGTCACTGATGTATTTGCTGTAAAGAGTATTAAGGATAATTCTATCCCACTAGGGGATAGTTACCTTGACATAACTGATAGGTATGAAGTTGAGAACGGCCAACGTGATAACTTTTACGATATTGGCAGAATCCGCCTAAAGTCTGGTTCTATTGCTCCATCTGGTGATCTAGAAATTGTTCTTGATTATTATCAACACAGCAGCGGAGATTACTTCTCAGTTGATTCGTACACAAATACTGCATACGAAAATATCCCTTCGTTTAACTCATCAAAAGGGTTGATCCAATTGCGTGATGCAATTGACTTTAGACCGACTAAAAATAACACTGGAGAGAACTTCAGTGGAACTGCGTCTTCTTCAGTTGACATTGTAAAACCTGGATCTTTAATTAAGTCTGATATTACATATTACTTAAATCGTTCAGACAAGGTGTATGTCGATAAGTACGGTAAATTCGGTATTTCAGAAGGCGTTCCTGCACTAAATCCTGAGTCTGCACGTGAAGTGCAAGATTCTATGATATTGTATGAATTATTCGTAGGTGCGTACACCTTCGGAGTTGATTCGATATTGCCTAAGATGATCGATAACAAGCGATACACAATGCGCGACATCGGTAAGATCGAACGAAGAGTTAAAAACCTAGAATACTACACTAGTTTGTCTTTACTTGAAAAAGAAACTGCTGACTACCAAGTATCATCTGGGTCATTTAAGAATGGCTTCATCGTAGATAGTTTCTATGGGCACAACGTGGGAAACCCATCGCACCCAGATTACTCAGTTTCCATTGATAAATCTACAGGAACTTTGCGACCACAGTTTACTGAAACTGAAGTTAGATTAAAATTAGATTCTATCAACACAACTGGTATGCGCCTAACGGGTCCATTGTTGACACTAGACTACGATGAAGTTTCGTACATTAGTCAACCATATGCTTCCTACTCTGAGTTTGTTAATCCATATAATATATTCTCATGGGATGGTGAAATTACATTGTCGCCAGAGTCTGATAACTGGAAAGATACCGATAGCAGACCTGAAGTTGTTATTGACCAAGAAGGTATTTACGATTCATTCAAAGACCTTGCTGATGCAACTGGTGTAGCTGGTACAGTATGGAACGAATGGCAAGTAAACTGGAGTGGTGTTACTGCAAGTAACACGACTTCTTCCACTAGAGGTATCACTACTTCTGTCACTACTACATCAACTACACAAACAAACCAATCTAGAACAGGACTGAGAACAGAAGTTGTTCCTGACACTGTTACTACTTCATTGGGGGATCGTGTTGTTGAGGTTAACTTTATTCCTTTTATTCGTTCTAGGATTGTTTCCTTCAAAGCAGAACGCATGAAACCAGACACCAAGATATACGCTTACTTTGATGGCAAAGATATCACTAACTATGCAACAACGACTGATGAGTTCTTTACATTCAACGACTTTGTTGAGGCAAATCCACAGTACACTTCTGGTCACACTTTTAATGGATTTTACACTTGGCCAGGTGATGTTGCAACTAAGACAGACTTAGAAACTGACTCTACTGGTTCTATAACAGGTTTCTTCATTATACCAAATAACGAATCTATTAGATTTAAAACTGGACAACGGGTATTCCGTTTGACAGATAGTGCTGATAATATAGTTTCAAATACAACTACTACAGCAGAAGCGATATATGAAGCCTCTGGTTTATTAGAGTCTAAAGAAAACGTTATCCTTTCTACACGAGTTCCTAGAATCGAGAGGTCTAATCTGAACGATGCGCGAGTGTTGACATCTACTACTAGTAGAACAAGTACTTCTGTTAGAGTAACATGGCGTGATCCGCTCGCGCAAACTATTATGGTTGACGAGCCGGGTGGTATCTTTGCAACTTCGATCGACTTATTCTTCTCACACTTTGATGAGAATATTCCAGTGACAGTTCACTTGGTTCCTACCGAAGTCGGTCTACCTACTTCACGTATCATCCCATTCTCTAGGGTCACTCGCACACTTACTAGCGATGATGTTTCCGAAGACGCTTCAGTTGCGACTAGATTCACATTCGAAGCTCCAGTACACCTGCAGCAAGGTGTTGAGTATGCTATTGTGATTATATCTATGTCGGACAAGCCAAGAGCATGGGTAGGCGAAATGGGTGGTTTTGACGTTACTAATCCAACATACAGAATTTCAAAACAACCATACATGGGCGTGTTCTTTAAGTCTCAGAATGCTTCTACATGGACACCGGAGCAGGAGAAAGATCTAAAGTTTAACTTAAATCGTGCTGACTTTGAAACTTCGGGTGAAGTTTATATGGAAAATACTGATTTACAGTCAACTAAATTAGGTAATGATTCCTTGTTAACAACTAGCGGTTCAAATACAGTTAGAATAACACATAAGAATCATGGTTTGTTTGTAAACTCAAAAGTTGTCGTATCTGGTGTTCAACCGACTGCCACAACTTTCATGAATGGTATACCTTTGAACGAACTGAACAAAGAACATACTATCACACGAGTTGAAAAAGAGTACTATGAAGTTGAAACTGTTACAGGTGCAACTTCAACAGGGCGTGCTGGTGGAAACTCTATATTTGCAACTGGAAATCGTTTGATGAACCTTGCTCAGTTTTCTGTTCAAGAATTGGTTATTCCTGGTACTAATATAGATTGGTTCGCAAAGGTTACTACTGGAAAATCATTTGCAGGTAGTGAACTCCCTTATAGTGTTTCAAACTATTTCCCAATTATTTCTAACCAGAACACTCTATTCAATAGATTGCAATGTGTACCTAGCACTGTAAATCAAGTTGGTGGTGTGCCTGGATTTAAAGCGAGAGGTGTTGTAAATACTAATAAGTCGACATTGTCTCCAGTGATTGATTTGGATAGAGTATCGGTGTTTGCGGTCGCTAACTTAATCGACAATCCGTCAGACACTGTTGTTGAAGGTTTTAACTTTGTAGATAACTTTGTTGAAGAAACTAGTGCAACTGGTGGATCTGCTCAGTCTAAATATGTTACTAGAAGAGTTTCACTTGCTGAGGATGCTAACCAAATCAAGGTCATTCTTTCTACAAACCGCCCTTCAAACACAGATATAGAACTTTACTATAAAGTACAATCAGCATCTGATGCTAATTTTGATGGTCTGCCTTGGATTGCTCAACAATCCGATACAGTCATTGAATTCAGCGAAGACCCTAATTACTATGAAGAAGTTGAATTTACTATCGACTCCGAATTAGGTGGTGTGGAATTTAACAGTATGGCGTTTAAAATTGTGCTGAAATCTTCTAATAGTTCTTTCGTACCAACTTGTAAAGACTTCAGAGCAATTGCTATCTACGGTTAATATAATGAGTAAGAAAAACAAATCTGAAGGGATTAGTGTTTCTGAACTGATAAAAGTGGAGGATTCTAGAGACCTTTCTAGAGACCTCCACTCTAAAGCTGTAATAAATACTAATAAGAAGGCATACTTAAAAGCAGTTGCAGATAAGAAAAAGCGTAAAGAAAGCGAATCTGATATAGACCAGATTCGGAATGAACTAGCTGAAGTAAAGAAGTTACTTTCAGACATTTTAAAAACATTAGGATCATCAGATGGCAATAATTAATGTAACAAAAACCGATACTTTCGACGCATGGCGTGTCGCAACTAACGAAATCGGTTTACAAATAGGCGATAACTCACTACTAGTAGCGAATACTACATTAAGTTCTGATGACCTGACTGGTGGCTTATTAGAACTACTGAATAAAGTAGAATATGAAATAGGTAATATTGGTAGTCTAACTACAAACTCATCTAGTTTGGTAGGTGCAGTTAATGAACATGACATTGAAATTGGTGTCATTAATACTCTTACGACTACCAACAAGGCAAACCTAGTTTCTTCTATCAACGAGTTAGATAGTGAACTAGGTGTTCTCAGTTCACTAACAACGACGACAAAATCAACAATTGTTAGTTCTATCAACGAGTTAGATAGTGAACTGGGTGTGTTGAGTACATTAAATACTACTGATAAAGGCACTTTAGTCGGGTCTGTAAATAGTCTGTTGGTACTGGAAACTTCTCGTTACAACAATACATTAAAATTGGACTTGACCAACGCAACCGTTGGTGGTAACAATAACTCAACTCAAGCAGTTTTATCGAATATGTCCATGCCTTCTGGCAAGACATTTACAATTGATGGAACTTTAGATATATCTGATGGAACCTTGATCATAGGTGGTGCTGGTGGAACTCTAGACATCAAAGCGACTTTCTTATCTCTTGGTGATACAACTTCTTCAATTGCGACTTCTGGTGGAATTATTATTGAGCGCGGTACTTTCGGAGGAAATTCTCGCCCAGATGTCCGTGTGTATTGGGATGAGTCTACAAAGAACTGGTCCGTAAAACGCTTGGATTCGGATGGAGTTTCTGTCATTACCCCATTCTTGATAGATTCACAAAATATAAAGAATCTTGTAGAAAGTAATACAGAGAACGGGATTGTTGTTAGTTACAATCAGAACACTAATAAGTTAAATTTTGATGTGAATGATTTCACAATTTCATTGACGGGCGATGTTACTGGAACTGCTACTGTTACTGACTTGGGCAATGTTTCTATCGTAACTACTATTCCTGCTAACAGGGTCGTATTGGGTGCTGATACTCAAGGCGATTACCTTTCTACATTGACGTCGGTTGTCAGCAGCGGCATTACTTTAACTGGTAACTCGGGTGAGAGTGCTGATGTTACCATAGGTGTTGATGGCACTGTAGTTAGAACATCTGGGGCTCAATCAATCTCAGGTGTAAAAACCTTCTCATCTAAACCAGTATTCAGCGGTGGTATAACTGTTAATTCAACATCTACTATTAATTCTCTTTCTGTCACTAATGATTTAACCGTCAATGGTAATTTTAGTGTTCTTGGTACTGTAACAACTGTTAATACTGAAACTGTTAATATTGCAGATAACATTATCACATTGAATTCAAACTATACTGGAAACACTCCAAGTGAAAATGGAGGGATTGAAATTGAACGCGGTGGTCAATCTAATGTAAGCCTATTCTGGAATGAGTCTGTTGACATGTGGTCTATTTCAGACACATCTGCAACATATAGTTTAATTGGACAAGTACTTGCTGGTGCTGGTATGGTTGGCGGGGGTCAGGGACCTTCTGTGACCATATCTCACTTGGATACAAGTACACAAGCATCTGTAAATAATTCTGCTGGTACAGTCATTCAGGATATTACTCTAGATACTTTCGGCCACATCACCGCAATCAATTCGTTAAACTTAGATACTAGATATTATACCGAAACAGAGTCTGATAGTTTATACCCCAGGAAAAATGGTTCTGGAGCATCTGGTACTTGGTCAGTGTCTATTAATGGTAACGCAGCAACTGCAAGCAATGCTACTAAGTTAGCAACGGGTCGAACTATATCTTTGACTGGGGATTTATCTGGTAGTGTTATTTTTGACGGTTCTTCAAACGTCACTTTAAATACCACTAGTAATATTACTGCCTCTGGTATTTCTAATTTTGTTGAAGAAATTCAAGACATCGTCGGTAGTATGGTTTCTTCTCCTAATATCGAAAATGGTATCAGTATATACTATGACGATGTTAATGGAAAAATACAGTCGGATGTAAACGACTTTAGTATCACATTAGCAGGCGACGTCACTGGATCAGCCATTGTGAATAACTTAGGTAGTGTAACTATTCAGACTGCGGTTATCAATGGTAGCCACACCCATGACGATAGATATTATACCGAAACAGAGTCTGATAGTTTATACCCCAGGAAAAATGGTTCTGGAGCATCTGGCACATGGCCAGTTTCTATTAGTGGTAGCTCTTCTTCGGCAGGTGTCGCTAGCAGATTGACTACTGCTAGAACTATATCTTTAACAGGTTCCGTGACAGGTAGTGCGTCATTCGATGGCTCTGCTAATATTTCTATTAACACCTCCACTTCATCTCTTGATGGTCGATACCTTATCAAGACGGGTGATACTATGACAGGTAACCTAACTAGTTCAAGTATATATCCTAGGTCTACTAGTGCATACGATATCGGTCATGCGAATGGTAGATATAATGTTATGTATGCGAACGTATTTAATGGAACTGCTTCCTCTGCAAACTATGCTGACTTGGCAGAAAAGTATTTACCTGATGCTGAATATGAAGTTGGAACGGTTGTTATGGTAGGTGGTGAAAAAGAAATCACATTGGCAACTTCTGGTGTCAGAGCGCTTGGGGTTGTTTCCGAGAATCCCGCATTCATGATGAACAGAGACCTTGAAGGTGGAGTATACATAGCATTGAAGGGGCGTGTTCCCGTTAAAGTTATTGGACCAGTTAAAAAAGGAGAAAGACTGTTTGCAACTGATGGCGGTTATGCTTCAACCATAGGCGATAAGTGTGATGTGTTTGCACTTGCACTAGAAACCAACGAAGACACTGGAAAGAAAGTTGTAGAAGCAGTTATATTGTAATGTTATTAAACAAATACGAATTTGATACATTTATACAATCTCAGGTAGTATTTGACCAACATATAATTTCTTACATAGATCGCCGAGGGCGTCAGATATACATTGACTCCCTTGGCGAATTACATTCTAACTTAGACAAAACCATAAAGGTTGAGTCAATGGAGAAGTATGACAGGGCCCTTCACAACGAGTGTATTCGGATCGCTGTGGAGAATAATCACATAGGCAAGGGTATAGTAACATGTCATGCGTTTATGTCTCCAAAGGGTGCTATAAGTTTCCCTATGCATATGGACACCGAGGATGTGATTATACATACAGTGTATGGTAAAAAATATATGATGATCGAATATACTGGAGAATCTTGTATACCAGAGGGGGAATCAATTATGATTTCAAAGGGAACTATGCATCAAGCATTGAATAAAGAAGAATCATTGATACTGAGTTTTGGATTAGAGATGTTTCTTTCCGAAAGATAATTATAAGCGATATTATGTTAATATATTTGAAGACTACAGAAACTTGTAACCTTAATTGTAAACACTGTTTTACGAGTGGTTCAAAGGGTGCCAAGATATATTGGAATACTGACGAAACCATAGACTGGATAACTCGGCTACATGAATATAAACCCGAGTTACCAAATATACACTTTGAATTTCACGGGGGTGAACCTTTCCTCGCGCCTATCGAAGAATTCTGGAAAGTTCATTCTGCCTGTGATAAATTATGGGAAAATATGAGCTGGGGTGTAACTTCTAATCTAGTATTTAAACTAACTGATGAGATCATTGAGTTTATACAAGGCCCACTCAATAGCAGAATTGGAACAAGTTGGGACCCAAACATTAGGTTTGCTAACGAGAAACAGCGCCTACTTTGGGAAAAGAATGTGCGTAAACTGTTATCTCTTGGGGTAGATATCAAGCTGTTTGTAAGCGTCACCAAAGATACACTAGACATAGAACCTATTGATTTATTAGAATATGTAAAGTCATTAGGTATAAAGGAAATG